TTATCTAGCTGCTCAACAGATGAAGCAAGCACAACAAACCAACCGCAAGCAGATTGCAGATGCTCGACAATTTTACAAGGCACAACTTATAATTTGCCAAGTGGAGAAGTTTTTACATCTGGAGTGATGGAAAACGATTGCACCGGAGTACAAAAAAACTTTACAAAACAAGGTATTTTTAGAGCTGGAGAAAAAATATGCAATTAATGTGATTGAACAACTTGCACAACGAGACAGCGACTGGCGACTGATGGCTTTTAAGATTACGAAAGACAAAGACCTTGCCGACGATATCGTGCAGGAGATGTATTTAAAAGCGCATACGTTCAAGAATATAAATAATTCGTACATTTACACGATTTTACGAAACTTATTTTACGATAGCTTAAAGACAAAAGAAATACTAATCGATGACTTTACAAGGTTTGAGATTATTGATGATGAATACATAACGCTCCCAGAGTTTGATGAACTCACAAAGCGTTTAACTTGGTACGAAAAGACAATGTTTGTTTGTTCAACACTGGAGGGGCAAAGACCATTTTCAAGGCAAACAGGCATCCACATTCAAACAGTTCACAGAATTAATAAAATGGTAAAAGAGAAACTAATATGCGTAATAAAAAACCAAAACTTGGAACAATAGTTAAAGAGATCACAGAGGCAGTTGGAATTAAGCAATGCGCCAAATGTGAGGACAGACAGTTCACAATGGATAAATGGACTCACAAGAAGCCAATTTGTAAAATCGATTGTAAGGACTGCCAAGAGTTTAATAGTCCGGAGCCTAATATCCCAGCACTATACTTAAAATACTTCGGCTTGGATAACACCAACACTAAAAGCGAAAAGATAATGGCGATAATGGTAAAGGATTTAAATAAATTATTTAACGATGGAAATTAGGAAAATTTCAGAGGTTAAATTAAACCCGAACAACCCAAGACTTATCAAAGACGATAAGTTTACAAAGTTAGTTCAGTCGATCAAAGATTTTCCAGAGATGCTAAACATCCGCCCAATAGTAGTTAATCAGGAAATGATTATACTCGGTGGCAATATGAGATACAAAGCCTGCAAAGAAGCTGGACTAAAAGAAATACCAGTAATAGTTACAGATTTAACAGAAGAACAACAAAGGGAATTTTTAATAAAAGACAATACAAGCGGTGGAGAATGGGATTGGGAAGTATTAGCGAATGAATGGGATAATGAACAGTTGGAAGCGTGGGGTTTGGATTTAGTTGGTTTTGATGCGAATGCAGGAGATTTTGGAGAAGATTTTAGTTTAGCCGACGGAGATAAAGCACCATTTCAACAAATGACTTTTACTTTAGCAGATGAACAAGCGGAGCAAATTAAAAACGCAATAGCAGATATTAAGGCAACGGAAGAGTATAAATACTGCGAAACATTAGGAAACGAAAACAGTAACGGAAACGCTTTATATTTAATTATAATGCAATGGGCAGAGCAAAGGAAATAATAGTAAAAGTAATACCGAGCAAGATTGCAAATGAGTTCGTAAAGAAACATCATTATAGCGGTAAGGTAGTGCCAAACTCAACTTTGCACTTTGGTTGTTTTCTTGATGATAAATTGCACGGTGTTATGAGTTATGGAAGTCCAATGATGAAAAACAAAGCACTTCCGTTAATTAGTAATACTGGTTGGAATGAAATGTTAGAGTTAAATAGAATGGCTTTTGATAATTATTTACCAAAATATTCAGAAAGTAGATGTTTTTCAATTAGCGTTAAATTGCTTAAAAAAAATGCACCACAGATAAAATGGATTTTATCTTATTCAGATGGAACGCAATGTGGTGATGGTACTATTTATCGTGCAAGTGGCTTTTTACTAACAGATATAAAAAAAAATACTGGAATTGTAAAACTTGAAAATGGTGAGATAAGAGCAAAAATGACATTTACTAAAGGTGCGCATATATTAAAACAAAATGGCAAAGCTAATATTCCAAAAGGAAGTGAATATTTAAATGGCTATCAACTTCGATATATTTACTTAATAGACAAAAGTTGTCAAATTACAGTTCCAATTTTACCATTTAGTAAAATAGATGAAATGGGTGCAGGAATGTATAAAGGCGAAAAAATAACAATAGCCGAAAGGCAAACATAACAACTGCGTGATTAGCATATACAGTAATGCGTTTGGCAATCCAGCCAAAAGAAAGGGTGCAATTCCACTATCACGCTCAAAATATTAAAGCAATGAACAAACAAAATCCAACACTTAAAAAAGCGATGATTGATGCGCTGGAAAAATCTTTGGGAATTGTTACAACCGCTTGTAAAAAAGTAGGCATAAACCGCAGTACGCATTACGATTGGATAAAAGAAGATGAGCAGTACAGAGATGCAGTAAACGGAATTGACGATATTGCCATTGATTTTGCAGAAAGTAAACTCCATTCTCAAATAGACAAAGGAGATACGACCGCAACAATTTTCTATTTAAAAACCAAAGGCAAAAAAAGAGGTTATATTGAAAGGACAGAATACCAAATCGATGTTGAAAAACCTATATTTAAACAAATAGACCTCGATGTTATTACAGACGACAGCGCAGAGTAAAATAAGACAATTAAGGAAACGAGTAAGGATTGTGCAAGGCGGAACAAGTAGTTCCAAAACCTTTACAATCCTTCCGCTTTTAATTCAGTACGCAATGGACACGCCAAACTCCGAGATAAGTGTAGTTGCTGAATCAATCCCGCATTTAAAACGTGGAGCGTTAAAAGACTTTTTAAAGATAATGCAATGGACTGATAACTTCAATTCAAACAATTTTAATAAGTCAAACCTAACCTACAAATTTACAAACGGAAGCTATATCGAATTTTTTAGCGCAGATCAACCCGACAAATTAAGGGGAGCGAGGCGTGATGTACTTTTTATAAACGAGTGCAATAACATTACTTTTGAAAGTTACCAACAGTTATCAATCAGGACAAAGAAATTCATCTATTTAGACTACAACCCGACAAATGAATTTTGGGTGCATACCGATTTAATAAACGATAGCAATTCCGACTTCATAATTCTAACGTACAAAGATAACGAGGCACTTGATCCAGCAATCGTAAAAGAGATTGAAAAGGCGCAAGAGAAAGCCAAGACTTCCGCATATTGGGAAAACTGGTGGAACGTTTACGGACTCGGTCAACTCGGAACGCTGGAGGGCGTTATATTCGAGAATTACGAACTAATCGATACAATACCAACCGAGGCAAAGTTAATCGGTTACGGGTTAGATTTTGGATATAGCAACGATCCGAGCGCACTTATTGAAGTTCACGAATACGATGGTAAAATAATTTGTAATGAGGTAATCTATTCGACCTCACTTTTAAACTCCGATATAATAAACTTAATGAGCCACGATAAACGCCTGCCAATTTGGGCAGATAGTGCCGAGCCGAAAAGTATTGAGGAAATTCGCAGAGCAGGATATAATATTAAAGCGGTTGTGAAAGGTGCGGACTCGATTAATTTTGGGATTTCAGTACTGCAACAAAGACAAATGTTAATCACAAAGTCAAGCGTGAACCTAATCAAAGAATTGAGGGCGTACAGTTGGGATGTTGACAAGACTGGCAAGAAACTTAACAAGCCGATTGACTCGATGAACCACGCCATAGATGCGCTTCGATACTTCGCAATGATGCAATTAGCCATCAAGCCTACACGAAAAGTAATAATTACATAAACAAAACAATATTTTTTAGTCTTATTAATATGAGAGTAGTAATTCCAACAGATTTAAAAGAGATAACCCTATCACAGTACAAGCGATATCAAAAGGTAGTAGCTGATAATGCAGATGATGAAACGTACATTTGCATTCAAATGGTTGCGATTTTTTGCAATATAGAAGTTGCCGATGTAATGAAACTTCCTGCGATTGAATTTGCCGATATAGTTAAGACAATAGCGCAAACACTTGACCAATCTCCTGCACTTACACGTACATTTAAAATGAACGGTGTTAACTACGGATTTATTCCTAATATGGAGCGAATCTCACTAGGGGAACACGCAACGATTGACACGTGTATGGGCAAAGATGAACTTACCGAGTTGATGCTTTCAGTAATGTATCGACCGATAAAAAGAAAAGCGGGCGAGTTTTACGAGATTGAGGAGTTTACTGGAGATGAATCTTTAGCGTTAAATTTTAACGATACACCGATGCACATAGTACGTGGCGCAATGGTTTTTTTTTGGAGTTTATTCAC